ACTGTATGTACACAGTGCCAATGATCCCAATGAAGATAATACTGAATATGTATCGGTGCACCGCACCGGCCTCCAAGCCGTATTGACAGTTGGTGGTACCGGCAGCTTGGTGATAACCGGATCCGGTCGTGGCGGCGGCGGCGGACATGGTCATCTCATGAATGTTGGTATCGGGGATACAGATCCAAAAACAACGCTCAGCGTTGTACATGATTATAACGAGACAACTTTCGAAAACCAACTATCAGATGGTGAAGGTGGAGGAGAAATATTAAGATATTCTCCAGGCGCAAATGACACTCTAACTGTTGGTCAACTTTATTTTCTACACACAGATGGCACTTGGGACCAAACTGATGCTGACGCTGTAGCTACTGGAGCTAAACAATTGCTTGGTATTGGTCTTGGAAATGCGAGAACAGCTGGTGTATTAATTAAAGGATTTGTGAGAATACCATCAACAGAAATATTGAATACACCGGCCCTCGGCGCCGTTGACGGACTGCCAGTCTATGTTTCAACTACTGCTGGCCATATTGATTTTACGGCCCCGAGCTTATCAAGCGATTTTGTTCGGATTATTGGATATGCCATTGATGATGATAGCAGTGATGTTTTGATTTATTTCGATCCAGATGGATCGTGGGTGGAGATAGATTAGGCAATGGCAGACGTTAAGACTTTTATTGGTGTTGCAGCTGATGATATTGGCAAAGTATTAGGTGTAGATAAAGATGACATAGCAAAGATAGGTGATGCCGAGGTCCCCGCCGCTGGCGTTACGTGTGGAGCAGCTGCAAGCGTGTTCGGCGCGGGGGTCAACACCGGCTGGGCCGATAAGGCACATGCATGCATATATGGAGATTTCGCCGGCGGATCCAACCAGAATTGGTACAGAGCGGACTCGCCCGCTACTCCGGAGCAACTGTATACAGACGATGGTTGTGGTACAGCAGTTACTCTATCCTCTGCTGCGCATTTCTATAGGGTGATTTCTCTCAATACTCACGTATTTTGGATTACCACTGCCGGACTAGTGAAGAAGCCGGATAACGGTGACGACTGTACGTTGGACACCACTGTTAGTACCGACCCGTGCTAATATTAACAATTTTGTTGATGAAGTGTAATTTTGAATTATATAATTTTCTATGGTTATAAAAAGGTTTTTAAATAAGTTGGATACTATTTATTTTGTGCATAAATATATGATTTTAGGAGATTTCTCATGTCCTCGATGCTAGAACAAGCGATTGTTGACGCAACAGCGTTAAAAGAGGCTGCAATTAAGAATGCAGAATCTATTATTATTGAAAAATACGCCAATGATATCAAGGATGTAGTATCGACTTTACTAGAACAACCAGAGGACGAACCATTTCCGGAACCGGAAGAAGGTGACGAAGATTTAGAATTAGATATAGAAGAGCCAGAAGAAGAGCCTGGAGGCGAAGAAGTTGATGGGCAAGTTCCTCCTGCTTATCCTGCAGGCGATGTTTCCGGTGAACAAGTTGATGCGGTACGCGATTCTGTTCGTGCTGCCGAAGATGCGTTAAAAGATGTTGAGGAAAAATTAGACGATCTGGAAATGACTGCAAAAGCGGGCGATGAAGAAGAACAGATAGAAGTTGATATGAAACAACTTCGTTCTGAGATGGGAGCCGAAGAAATGGAGCCTGAAGATTTGCATGACAGACCTCCTCTTGGAGAAGAAGTAGAAGTAGAAGTAGAAGAATCGGTTCTTAATGATATCTTAGAAGATTTAATTGTTGATATCAAACCTCAAAAAACTGGTTGGATGATGACTCCCGATTCAGTACTTGATCATGCTTTCGAACAGGCTTTAGCTCGTGAAGAAGATACAGAAATTGCTGAAGAAAACGAAGAATTAAAGTCTGTAGTTAAAAAACTACAAAAAGAGAATAAACAATTAGAATCTAAAATAGATACTGTTGACGAAAAAAACAAAAAACTTGTACAAACTATTATACAATTAAAAGAAAAGTTTGATGAAACTAATCTTTCGAATGGAAGATTACTTTATACTAATAAGATTTTGGGTAGCACCTCCTTGAATGAGCGACAAAAAACTAGAATTGTTGAAGCTATTTCAAATGCTGAAAATATTGAGGAAGCGAAAGTGATTTATGAAACACTTCAAAGCGCAACGGGCAACATCAGAGAACAGAAGATGCCACAGTCGTTGAGCGAAGCTGTAACTCGCAATAGCAATTCTTCATTATTATTATCTCGCAGAAAGCGAGAAGAACCACCCCATCAGTTTACTGATAGGATGAAAAAATTAGCTGGAATATCATAAAAGGAGAAATTAAAAAAAAATGTCTATTCTAAATAAATTAACTGAAGGCATGGTAAATCGTGACTTACAAAAAGAAGGTGACGCTCTTCGCACGAAGTGGGAGCGCACTGGCCTTCTAGAGGGTCTGGAAAGCGAAAATGCCAAAGATGGCATGGCTCGTTTACTCGAAAACCAAGCCAGAGAATTACTTCGTGAGTCTTCAACGATGGCCGCTGGAGACGTAGAAGGTTTTGCTGCTGTAGCATTTCCTATTGTTCGTCGTGTATTTGGTAGTCTCATTGCCAATGATCTTGTATCTGTACAACCAATGAGTCTTCCTTCGGGACTAATCTTTTTCTTAGATTTTGTTCACGATACGCTTCGCTTAGGTGCAAACAGGGACGACTCACTATATGGTGGCGGAGTTGTTGGCCAGCAGCTAACTGGCGGTGTTGATCTTACTGGTCGTAATGCAGAAAAGAGCTTCTATTCTCTTAACCAAGGTTATGCATCTCCAACTGGATCATCAACTTGTACTGTTCGAAGGCTTGCACACGGCACCTTCGGATCTGGCTCGGTCTCGGTTACCGGTCCTGCTGGTACCACAATTAGCACGACAGATCTTATGAGGCTTTGTCGCTTCGACCCAGCCTTAGTTTCTGGTACATCTACTGTAGCTGTTGGATCCATAGCTATCTCTGGTACGGATCAACTCAACAAAGATAATTTGGTTGGAGTCGTACACAGAGGTCTTAAAGCTAGCTCAGTTGCGATTCAATTGCGTCGTCTGACACAATGGTCAGGTTCGAGCGGCATTGGTTCGTGGAAAGCTGGTGATCCTAAGACCCACCTGTTACTTTTTGCAGCCAATCTTGCTGGGACTACAAGCCCAGCCGCTCTTTCTAATGAATTAGAAGGAGATTCAACTATCAATTGGCCCCAAACAGATGACTTCGCAAACGTAGGACGAACTCAAGCTCTTGGTGCTGTTGTTGGACAGGCTGTTTGGAATTTGGAAAAGCAGACTGAAATTCCTGAAATCAATATTAAGGTCGATTCTGTAAGCGTTACTGCTGTCACTAAAAAGCTCAAGGCCAAATGGACTCCTGAGCTTGGGCAGGATCTCAATGCTTATCACAACCTTGATGCTGAAGTGGAGCTAACTAGTATTCTTTCTGAACAGATTGCTCTTGAGATTGATAGAGAAATTCTTGAAGATCTCGTAAAGGGTGCATCTGCTGGAACGTATTACTGGAGTCGTTCCCCCGGCATGTTCTTACATCGTACCGAGGGTAATGAAATAGGAGCTACTTCCGCTGCTCCCGACTTCACCGGTACGGTCTCTGAGTGGTATGAAACTCTCGTTGAAACGATCAACGACGTCTCAGCTCAGATTCACCGTAAGACATTACGCGGTGGAGCCAACTGCCTAGTTGTTTCCCCAGAGGTGGCTAATATTCTTGAGTTCACCGCTGGTTTCCGTGTCAATGTCACCGGCGATGCAGACAAAGGCACCGTAGGTACAGTGAAGGTTGGTAGCTTGAGTAAGAAGTGGGATATCTTCGTAGATCCTTACTTCCCACGCAATGTGGTTCTTGTTGCCCGTAGAGGAAATTCATTCCTTGAGAGCGGTTATGTTTACGCTCCATATGTGCCTCTACAGGTCACTCCCACCATCTTTGGTATCGAGGACTTCGTACCCCGTAAAGGCGTACTGACTCGTTATGCCAAAAAGATGGTTAGACCTGACATGTACGGTCTAGTTATCGTTCGTGGCTTGCTAGGCGAATCTGGCGCTTGATAGCCGATAAGGCGTAACTAAACGCTGACCCCGCCTTCTTCGGAAGGCGGGGTTTTTTATTTTATAACGCAATTAAGCAATTCTGAAGACTATATATAAGTGACTTGAGATTATTCTCCTTGGTCGAGGCCACTGACCTTTGAAGGAGCGTAACCGAGGTGGCTGGTTATGTTTCGTGATTAAAATCAAGTTATTGCAATAATTTGAAAAAGGAGGAAACAAATTATGGGAAATAGAAGAATGGGGCTTGGACGTATGGAAAAGCTCATAGAGAGATTGAAGAGAAGCATAGAATTTGGAGCCGGTACGATTTTGTCTGGCCAATACCTTAGTGTAAAGAACGTAACAGCGGACACGACATTAACTACAGCAGACAGTGCAAAGATCGTTTTGGTTGATCCTGCGGCCACAACCGCAATAACTTTACCGACTACGCTAGTGTCAGGTTGGCACGTTTCGGTAATTTTAGACGAAAGTGCAACAGGCGAGGATGCCGGCATGGATCAGATCGTTAATATTGACCTGGGAAGCGGCACCAATCTTGCTAATGTTGGCTTGATTCTTGAAGTTGACGGCGCCGCTGGTGATCACTGTGTAGCTAATGATGACTGGGTGACTTGTAGTGCTGCAGCAAGCCCTGGAGATAGATTTGATATCTTCACTGATGGCAACAGATGGTATGTATATGGCACTGTCAAGGACGTAACAGAGTGCGTTTTTGCTACAGCTGCAGCTGCATAACATAAGCTGGTTAATTTATTAACCTTTAAACCCCACCTCTCGAAAGAGGTGGGGTTTTCTTTTTTTTAGACTATTCAGGAAAGAATAGTGTTTAACACCTTGCTTAACTAATTATATCGAAGGAGATCTAAATGCATGGCAACTGCTCTTCGTCCTGCGAGCAAAACTAGCAAATCAATATTACCGGTAACGGGTACGCACAGCGTTGTGTCAAGTGGTTTGCCGTTTGGTATATATTCATCCCCCGCATTTATTTCTGGAGCAGTTGATCAAGTTGCTTATACTTATAAAAAACTTGGTGGCGATGTCTTAGACATAGAATTAAATGTATCTCAAGTTTATTCTGCTTATGAAGAATCTGTATTAGAGTATTCATATATAATCAATATACATCAGGCTAAGAATTCACTCAATTCTCTCTTAGGATATACAACGGGCTCATTTAATCAGGACGGGCAACTTAATGTTGGTGACGCCATATCTGGTTCGAATGCTGCATTGAAATATCCTAAATTTAAATTTGGATATGCGAACCGAGTTTCAGAGGCATCCGTATCAGAAATAGGTTTGGGAGGAACTGATACCTTATATTCTGCGTCGTTTGCGGTCGAGGGGGGTCAACAAGATTACGATCTCCAAAACATTATTTCAGCTTCTTCGAATAGTAACAGTGATAACGGAACTGGAAATCCTGTTGACTTTTCCGGTTTGGTTGGGAATAGGAAAATTTTAGTAAAGAGAGTATATTACACTACTCCACGCGCTATGTGGAGATTCTTTGGTTATTATGGTGGTATTAATGTTTTAGGTAACTTGACAACGTATGGTCAGTGGGCTGATGATACGACCTTTCAAGTTGTCCCAGTTTGGCAAAACAAAGCGCAAGCCTTAGCATATGAAGATGCGATTTACACACGGCTATCACATTATTCATATGAAATTACAAATAATAAACTAAGATTATATCCGTACCCAGTTAAAGGTAGCAGCAACGTTGATAAGTTCTGGGTTGAGTTTATGATCCCTCAAAATCCATGGGAAGAGGATGCCGACAAGAGAAACGGGGCAGATGGAATTAATAACTTAAATACACTTCCCTTTGAAAATATTCCTTATAAGCATATTAACAGTATTGGAAAACAATGGATTCGTAGATTTGCTTTAGCTTTGGCTAAAGAAATGCTTGGACAGATCAGAGGTAAATTCGCATCGATCCCAATTCCTGGTGAATCAGTTACATTGAACGGCGATGCTTTAATTACTCAAGGTAAAGAAGAACAAGAAAAGCTGAGAGAAGAACTAAAAACCACTCTTGATGAATTAATTTATAAGAAGCTCGCTGAGGACACAGCCGGAATAGTGGAGAGTACCAATAAAATTAATCAAACAATACCAGCACTTTCTATATATAGGGGGTAGCGAGCAATGGCAGAAAACAAATGGAAACAGCCAAGTAATCCACCTCCCCCTTTATTTTTAGGCGAAAAAGAAAGAAATCTTGTTAAACAAGTTAATGACGAGTTAATAGAAAGAGTTATCGGTCAACCGGTATTATATTTTCCAATCGATTTAGAACGGACCAATTTTCATCCCATATATGGGGAAGCGGTTAAAAAAACTTTTTTGCCACCTGTAAGGGTTTATGCTTTGGTTGAATGGGAGGGACATACTACTTCAACAACAAATTATGGTATCGATCGAAGATCTTCACTGACTATCCATTTTCATAAAAAAAGGCTGGTCGGTGATCAAAATCTTTTTGTTCGCGAAGGAGATTTTATACAGTTTGAAAAGTTATATTATGAGATTGTGACTCTTACTGAACCGAAATTATTGTTTGGCCAAGAAGATCACAAGATGGCAATATCCGCGAAATGTGTAAGAGCCAGAGAGGGGTTGTTCGATGCCAAGTAGAAAGAGAGATTATTCTTTTACAGAAGTTGATGATCCCTCAAGAATTAAAGAAGAGATACCATTTCAGGCATCAACATTAGAAAATATTGATGCTGCTTTTTATGATTGGGTAAATGATAAATTAAATATTTCATCCGAAACAAATAAGGGATTTAAAAAAGTTCCTGTCATTTGGGTTTCTGCTGAGAGGGCTTATCAAATCAAAAGAGACAAGGGGTTGAGAGATCAGGATGGAACTTTGGTCTTACCTCTTATGACAATTGAAAGATCATCGGTGAATAAGAGTCTTTCGAAAAAGGGAACAATATACGCCAACATACCTCCCGTTAATGATGAAAGGGGCGGATCGATAACTATTGCTCGGCAAATAAATCAAGATAAAACTTCTAATTTTGCTAATGCAGATTCTGCAAAAAAGACTGGCGGGATTGCCACCCCGCATGTGGGCCATGGGCAAATTAACTTTCCAAGGAAAAATAAAAAAGTTGTTTATGAAACAGTTACTATTCCAATTCCTATTTATTTAGATATTGTATATACTATTAGCCTGAGAACTGAATACCAGCAACAAATGAATGAGATGCTGGCCCCCTTTCTAGTAAAAACTGGAGGGATTAATTATTTTATTTTTAGCAAAGAAGGTCATGGCTATGAAGGATTTATTCAAGAAGAATATAGCCATGAGAATAATATTGCAGGAATGGAAGAAGAAGAAAGGCAATATGAGACAAAGATTAGTGTTAATGCTTTGGGATATATAATTGGTGGCGACAAAAATGAAGATCAACCAAAGATAGTTAAAAGACAAAATGCTGTGGAAATTAAGTTGGGGAGAGAAAGGGTGATAATGGGTGATATACCAGAACATATTGATAAGAGAGGTTTTTATAGGGATTAAAATTGGTCTTTCAAAGTTCTACGCACTATTTATAAATGATCGTAAGTGTATTTTAAGGGAGATTATCGCATATGCCAATAAGCAAGTTTAAATTTGTGTCACCTGGAATTTTTCTCCAAGAAGTAGATCTTTCAGGACGTCCTCCAACTCCTGCGGCTGTTGGGCCCGCCATCATTGGGCGTACCCGACGGGGCCCTGCTTTGCGGCCTGTGCAAGTTGAATCGTTTGTTGATTTTATAGAAATATTTGGAAATCCTGTAGCCAGTTCGGAAGGCGGCGATATTTGGAGATACGGCAATGACACTTCTGCTCCAACTTATGCTTCTTTTGCTGCTCAAGCCTGGTTAAGAAATAATTCACCAGCGACTATTGTACGACTTGCTGGCGGCCAACATGAAGACGCCACCACCGCCGGCAAAGCTGGTTGGCAGACTGTCGCCGCGGCTGGAACTACGACTGTTGCCGATTTTGGTGGAGCCCAGGGCCTATTTATTTGGCAGTCAGGTAGCTCTGTGGGAACTTATCCAACAGGAACATTGGCTGCTGTGTGGTATCTTGACGAGGGCGCGGTGCTTCTTTCTGGAGCCCATATGCACAGAGAGGATGAGCATACTGCTAGCATGGGTGTTTTGTTGAGAGCTGTAGATAATCATGGCACCGGAGGGACTTGGAGAGTTATTATAAAAGATTCGAGTGAAACTACTATTAAATCGAGTACATTTAACTTTAACAGGAATTCGCCTCAATTTATTAGAAAAGTTTTTAATACTGATCCTACTAAAACTAATTCTAGCGTAACGAGTGACACAGTTAATTATTGGTTGGGGGAGACATACGAAACAACGGCGTCTAGCATGAATAGTACTATATTAGCTGGCGCCATCCTATCTCTTAAGGGCGCTTCTGCTGACGGAGGAAAATTCAGAAAAGGGGTCACGCCGTCGGCTACTGGTTGGGTTCTTTCTCAAGATGTTAGTGCAGATACCGGAAGTTTTGATTTAACAACTGAACAGAAATTGTTTAAATTCCATTCTTTGCCCGCGGGCGGTACTTGGGAGCAAAACAACTTAAAAGTTTCCATTCAAGATATACAATATTCTTCTAACGAGGATGTTGAGCCGTACGGTACTTTCACTGTTGCACTTCGAAAATTAAGGGATAGTGACAACCTTCCCGTGTTTGTGGAAAGATTTAGGAATTGCAACTTGAATCCAAATTCTCCAAACTTTATTGCTAGAAAGATTGGCGATAAACAAGTTACTTGGAGCGATACTCAGAGAAGGTACCGTGAACTGGGAACTTATGAAAACAGATCAAAATTTATTCGGGTCGAACTCAATTCAGATGTAGAGGTGGGAAGCACAAATCCTGCCCTTCTGCCATTCGGATTTGAAGGTCCAGATCGTTATAAAACTTTAGGTCCCGGGATGACTAATATTAAGGCCAACCACCCCGGGGGATTTCCGTCCAATGCTTTTGTTACAGCCGGAACTGCAAGTATACCTGGCGTGTTCTGCACGCACACATCGAGTTACTTAGTCGCACTGGGTACACACGGCTCTACAGGTGGTAGTGACGCCAAGGGCCTCTTTGATAAACCTAATCTTCCGATTAAATTCCCCAGCTTAGTAGACTTCTTGAGAGTATCCGCTTCGCATGGCAATTTAGGTAATAAAAAGGATGCTTATTTCGGCGTTAACTCACAACAAGGCGCCTGTGTCGGCGGCGGAGGTGCCGGTACTAGTATGAACTTTGATGAATCATATCTTGATTTAGTTCGAGCATTTCCGGTCGACGTGGCCACAGCCGAACTTGAAAAATCCTTCTATTTTTCATTAGACGACGTTATAATAACAACTACAGCTAATGATAAAGATGCCCGAGTTTTTTATCTGTCAGGTTCTAGAAGGGCAGGTACTTCTGCTACCGCAACCGGATCGAATGGTTATAAGGATCTTCTTGATTTAGAATACGATCGATTCACTATGCCACTCGTAGGTGGATTTGACGGTACTGACATAACGGAAAAAGATCCATTTAATATGCGGTCAGGTGTTATGGGCAGCGCTGATACTACCAGTTATGTATATAATTCTTGGAAGAGAGCCATCGATTCAGTGGCAGATACGGAAGCTGTTGAGATAAACGCTCTTGTTGCTCCTGGTCTTACAACCACTTCATTGACGGATCATATGGTTGATGTTTGCGAAGCGCGCCGAGACGCGCTAGCAATTATTGACTTAGAAGGCGGATATGTGCCGAGATCCCAAAATACTGATAGCGTTTCCACTAGAAAGGGCGAAGTGGACACGATTATAAGCAACATAAAAGCTCGCAGTATCAATTCAAGTTATGCATGTTCTTACTATCCTTGGGTGCAGATTTTGGATTCGCTGAGTTCTGGCATTGTTTGGGTACCACCTTCGGTGGTTGCTTTGGGAACTTTTGCTAGTTCTGATAGAGCATCTGCTGTTTGGTTTGCTCCTGCGGGCTTCGTCCGCGGCGGCTTAAGTGAAGGCGCGTCAGGATTAACTGTTGTCAACGTAGATGGCAAGCTTACTTCGAAAGAAAGAGATAAACTTTACACCGAAAACATTAACCCGATTGCCTCCTTCCCGGCTGAAGGCATTGTGATTTTTGGTCAAAAAACAATGCAAGTAAAACCGTCAGCACTTGATAGAATCAATGTTCGAAGATTGTTGATTTATATTAAGAAAGGAGTTTCTAGAATTGCTGCTACAACATTGTTTGAAAATAGTATTCCTTCAACCTGGAATGGATTTTCTGGAAGGACAGAAAGATTCCTTGATAGCATTAAGACTGGTGGTGGGTTAACTGATTTCAAAGTTGTATTGGACGAAACCACAACTACTCCTGATTTGGTTGATAGAAATATTCTTTACGCAAAGGTTTTCTTAAAGCCAGCCCGCGCCATTGAGTTTATTGCTGTCGACTTTATAATCACAAGAAGTGGTGCATCATTTGAAGATTAACAAGAGAAAAAGTAATATTAATCTATTTATAATGAGGAGAGACTAATATAATGGGTGACACATTTTGGGCAGATTCGACTGCTGAACCAAAGAGAAAATATAGATGGTTATTGCTAATTGGNNNCGGGNTNGATGTNCCATCGTGGATNTGCAAAAAAGTNAGNCAACCTGGATTCGAAATCACCGAACAAGAGCACAAGTATCTTAATCATACATTTTATTACCCAGGCCGCGTAACATGGAATGAAGTTACTCTCACGTTAGCTGATCCTCTTCGTCCGGACGCTACCGATAATATGCGTAAAATGTTGGAAGCTTCTGGTTATGAATTACCTTCGGATCCGCAGGCAACTGATACAATTTCGAAGTATAGGGCGACCTCTAATCTTGGAACGGTTAAACTTCAGCTTTTAGGTAGAAAAGGCACAGCACCCAACGACAATGTCGACGACGTCGTCGGCACGTGGACTCTAAAAAACCCGTGGATCAAGAAAGTAGAATTTGCAGAACTTGATTATGAATCGGATGAACTAGTTGATTTAACATTAACACTTCGTTATGATTGGGCGGAATATCTAGGGACAGCGTAGATATAATCATAATGATTATTTTTAAGTTAAATCGTTTGCATAAAATATTTAACAATTAATTTCAAAACCTATATAATTACTATAAAGCAGAGGATAGAATGAGTGTACGCAATAATGAGGAACGCCTTGCAACATCGCAGTCAGATTCGTTACCTACTAAAGATATAACATCACCTGTCGAAAGACCTCCGCAAAATACAAATCCACTTTCGTTTGTAACGCCAACTGAATTTGTTGAGTTACCTTCGAGGGGGCGATTTTACCCTGAGGGCCATCCTCTTTATAACGAAGAGACTATTGAAATTCGCTATATGACAGCAAAAGAAGAGGATATCTTAACTTCTCGGACCTTGCTCAAAAAGGGAATTGCGATTGATCGGATGCTACAAAGTGTAATTGTCGACAAAAGAATAAATGTTCAGGATCTTCTTATTGGTGACAAAAATGCCATTGTCATAGCCACTAGGATTACCGGCTATGGTGCCCTGTATGAAACAAAAGTGATTTGCCCTGGATGTACCGAGTATGTTCTTTATGAATTTGATTTGAATAAAGCTGATATCAATCATGGCGGGACGACTGAAGGATTTACAGAGACAAAAGATGGTAATTTTATAATTTCTTTGGAGAAACTTAAGGTTGATGTTGAGGTAAAGCTTCTCACAGGCAAAGACGAGCTAGCTCTTGTTAAAGCCATGGCAATCAAAAAAAGACAGAAGATGGATGAAACTTCACTTACTGATCAGTTTAGACAGTTTATTATCGGAGTCAATGGTCACAAAAGTAAAGAAGTAATTGAGAGTCTCATTGAAAACATGCCAGCTGCTGATTCAAGAAAATTAAGGACTGATTATCAAAAGATAATTCCCAATGTTGATTTATCACAAGAGTTTACGTGTGAAAATTGTAGCTTAGAGCAGACATTGGAGGTTCCGTTTACAGCGGACTTTTTTTGGCTTAAGTGATAAATATATAGAAAACGTTTATGAACAATTCTTTTTGCTTAAACACCATGGCAATTGGGGCTTTATAGAAGCTTACAATCTACCTGTGGTGATTCGAAGATGGTTTGTCGAAAGATTGGCAAAACAGTTCGAAGATGAACGTGCAGAATACGATAAAGCTAAAAATAAAAGACGCTAACACTTTCCTTCCGGCTTAATTTACATTCTAATACTAATTATTACGTGCAGATCTGTGGAGGATAACTGATGGATATCCAAGAAGATACCCTTGCTCCAATTGTAATTGATTTGGGAACAGCAAGAAAAGGACAGCTTGATGAAAGTTGGCTGAGAATGTTCGGAGGGTGGATTAAAATACTTTTGAAATCCATGTTTGGAGATGTTGATATTCCTGTGAAGGTACGGGGTACACCTTCTGAAATTAGATCTTTTGCTGGAGCATTAAATGGTGAAAAGAATTATATGCAAGCTCTTCAGCAATATGGATTGAATGACAAAAAAACATATGCTAATAAATATACACTGAATAAATCAATAGAAAAGTTCGAAAAAACAACAGGACTTAAATGGCCTTTCAAATAGGAAATTAATTTTAAATGGCTGCTGACGAAAAGGACATTGGAAACGCAAAAGAGCTATTAAAGCTTATGGAAGCAGTGGCTAAGTCTGAAGAAGAACGCGCCATTGAAGCCGAGAAGCGCGCAGCACTGACTGTAGATCAGGTTAAAAAGGAAGAAGAGCTAGCTAGATTATCTGGCGATGAATTAGAACGTCTAAAATTAAGAAATAAACGAAGACAGGCCGAGCTTGAGCAGCAGCGAAATCAGCATATAATGGTGATGTCGCAATTGCGGAATGAGTTGTCGGCATTAGATAAAAAGGACGAGAAGGGGAGAGAAGACCTTAAAGTAAAGTATGAAGCTGCTAAGGTTCTCAAAGAACAAGTTGAACTTCAACAAAAAGCTGCTGATGCAATCGATCAAGTTGCAGAGAAAACTTCTGGCTTTCTCACTAATCTAACTGGTATTGGTGACCAATGGAAAAAAGGCATTATTGGTGGATTTATTGAGGTCTCTCAAGTTCAAGGAGGATTTAAAGAGGCACTAGCGCGCTCGGCAGAAGCCATGAAGAAGACCATGTCCTTGAGCAATATACTTGGCTCCTCGTTACAAAAAATGGCGGAATCGACTGCCGCATTATATA